TGCGGTGGCAACATATTCCCGGGGTATATTAATGTAGGTTTTGAAGACGGTAGAAAAGACTCTGAGTTGTATATGAATTGCGACTTAAGCAAGGATTTTCCATTTAAAAATGTAGACGTTATTTACAGCTGCCACTTCTTAGAACACTTAAGTTATTACGATGGCATTGAGTTTTTACGTAAGTGCTACGCAGCTATGAATGATGGTGCAGTTATGCGGATTGTGGTTCCAGACTTGGCTTTATGGTGCTTAAAATATTTACAGCATGAAAGAGCATTTTTGGACGCCTACCGTAACGCTTATCTTGGTCCTGACTATCCTACGGATGGTTCAATTTTTATGGGTATGTTACACAATCACGGGCACAAGATGGGTTGGGATTATGAAACGCTACACTTTTTATTAAATTGGTGTGGGTTTAAAGAAATAAAACAAACTAAATACCGTGAAAGCTGTCTAACTGATATTGAGATGTTAGAGCCAGTCAATCCCGGCAGAGAACTAGAAAGCCTTTGCGTAGAGTGTTACAAATAAAAAACCCCCGAGCCTTTTGAGCCGGGGGTTACATCAACAGTCAAAAACCGTTGAGGGGGTAGTTCTTAGTAAGAACCGTAGATTCCCAATGGGTCAGAAACACCGAAGGAATAACGCTCACGAGACTTGTAACGAACGTTACCAGTATCAAAGTCGCCGTCCATGCTGTTCTGCAATGGGATACGTACAAAGTGCTTCAGTCCGTTTGGAACATCAGTGGTCAAGAACCATGCATTGGTTGCGGTCAAGAAGTGGTTAATTGTGTAACCTTCTGGAACAGAACCATTGTTCTTAATGGCGTTGATGTCGTTGTTGTTAGTACCAACACGGAGTTCAGTGTCGAGCAAACGAGTTGCAACGAACTGCAGTGCAGGTGGAACAACCAACTTCTTAGGACGTGCAGCGATCAACAGACCACGCTCATCTGTCCAAGCAGCGATTTGAATAACAGCATTTTCCAACGCAGTTTCATTCAAGTCAGCAGGAGTAGATGGAGTGTTGGCGTTAACACCACCAGAGATTAATGGATGTGCGGTAGAGAACAAAGGCTGGCCGTCACCATAGGTAACTTGGCTATTAAAACCATTGTTCAAAACTGCAGCAGCTTTAACCTGTTTGGTATAAGCCATAGCACGAGCTAAACCTTTGGTATAGCGAGCAGACAAAGAATCGTAGAGGTTATCTTCGATTGCTTCTTCGGTCAAGCTAAAGCCAAGAGCAATAGTTTCGTGGTTGTAGCGAGCTGTCCATGCTTCTTGCGCATTGTCGTAAGCGATGGCTTGGCCTTCGTTCTTGACTGGTGCAGCGCTAAAGCCTGACAGTTTGGTTTCTTCTTCAAAAGAACGCTCAGAGGTCTCAGTTTCGTAGATCTCTTTGTGTTCTTCACCATAGCGAGCATACTCAAGTCCGAACAAAGCGTTCAAGCCTGGGAGCAACTCTTTTAGTAGTTGGGCACGAGAAATAGCCATTTATAGCTCCTTATTAAACGCCAGTGGCATTGAAGTAGCTATGGTAACCGAAGTTCCATGTTACTAATGCTTCTGGGTAGCCAGTGAATGAGAACTGCGCTGCAGTAGATTGAGCTGTTGTAACTGCTTGGCTCAAAGTAACTGTAGTGCCGTTTACGGATGTAACCCAAGTATTGGAACCAGCATTGATGCCGGGACCAGCTACTACCATACCTGCTTGAATAGCGGTGTTAGCAGCGGACAAAGTCAAGGTTGTGCTTGAAGTTGTAGCGTTACCAGAAACGGTAACAGCAGAAGCTGTAACGAGTTGAACAATACGGAATGGAGCGGTTGTTGTTAATGGGCTAGCTACGCCAGTACCAATAGCGGTAGTAGCAATAGCGATACCAGCAGATGAATCACCAGTAGTTGTTGAGCCATTGTTGCTATTAGCGTTACCAAGGTAGTAAGCATTAGAACCAATAAAAGCTGGGTTAATGTACTGGATGGTAGAGCTATTAGAACCTTGGGACAATACAACTGTTTGGAATACTGCTTGTGGATCATCTACAACGTAACCAATTGCGTCAGGAGCGGTTGTGCCGGCCTGATAGAACTGATAACGGTTTTTACCGTAGATAGGACCACCTGTTGTTGAATATTCGCAACCAACGAAAATGCCGATAGTACCAGCAGTACCACCGTTAGCGGTTGTTGGGGCTAGAGTTGAAGCAACCAGTGTGCCTGCTGCTGTGCCAACACCAATTTGAACAACGTCGCCGTTGAACAAGCTAGTAGCATAGCCATTGTAGATCGGAAACATGCGGGTAGAACCAGCAAATACACGACCACCAATGAGGTTAACTGGCTTTAGTCCATAAGGACCTTGTACTGTAGGATAAGCCATTTAAATCTCCTAAAAATTATTGAGAACCACTTCCAAACGTAACAGTAGACTTCCGCTCCATAAAGATTGGCATTCTAGAGTCACTTTGGCGCATTAAATTATTATCTACAGCTTCTGCTTGAGATTGTGTTTGATTATTTTCATAATCTTGTCTTGCTTTCACCATCTCCTCTGGAATCTTGCAGAGTAATAACCCGCCAATCTCGATATTGTCTTTATATTGACCTTCGCGACTAGCTAACAGTTTGTATTTTGGTTGTTCGTCTACATGGACAGGTTCCCAACCCTCACGAAATTTCGCAGAAATATTGCGGGGATCAGCATTGTTCAACATGGATACACGAATCCAGCGATAGGCATAACCAGCCTGTTTATCAGGCTCAGGGAGAAGTTCAGGTGGCATCCACTGTTTAGGACGCTCTGTAATTTCACGGTTTTCCATCTCACGTTTTAATCTATTTGTTGCCATTTTTAGGCCTCCAATTTGCTAAGTTCACGGGCGTACTGCTCAGGGGATAAGCCAAGTTTCTTTGACAGAGCCACCTGCGTTTTGGTTAATACAATCTTTTTGGAAGATGTACTGCGCTTCGCGGGAGCCACGACCGTACTTAATTTCGTACGCTGAGGTTTCTCGTCCTCATCGTTTCTTACCACTTCGCCAAATTCCTCCGGGAATCGACGTTTTACTTCTTTGTCGATAGACTTATAGTACTCATCGGTACCAACAAAGCCCATACCATATTTCTCTTGTAGTTCTTCGTGGACACCTTCAGCATATTTGCGCATCGACTTCTTAGCCGGATCTACAAACCACTGATTACGTGATACCCATTCAGCAACTTTAGGGTCCATCTGCTGTTGAGCAGCTGGTCTTTGTTGTATTTGTACATCATTTTCCAGTTTTTGTACAGTATTTTTAAACTTCTTTGACTTATCCAGCTTGATTTGAGCTTTCATTAACTGCTCTTGAGCTTCTAATAGCTTATCAGCATCACCAGAGTCATAAGCTTCCTTATATTCTCGTTTGGCTTTTTCTAATTCAGCTTTAGCAGTTGACTTATAACTATCATTTAGCTCTTTTTCACCATAATGAATTGCGTTTTTAAGGCGCTTATTTTCATCAAGGATAGCTTGCGCTGCTTTTAAGGCTTCTTGCTGCTCGCGCAGGGCTGCTTCTTTAGCACGTCTTTCTTCGTGCCAAGCCTTTTTATACTGGGCAAACTTTTCTTTTACGTTTTTAGAATATTCTTCAGACTCATCTAAAGCCTCTAGTTGTTCCTTAGCTTCTGGGTCTAGTGGCTTTCTATTGCGGTCTTCTTTAGGAGTGTCGTCAACAATCTCAACGCTAAACTCCTCTTCATCCAATGTATCTACAGCTGTATCTACGGGTTTACCCTGATCTTCCATTTCATCAGGAAATTTGAATTCTTCTGGCATATATACTCCTTAAATAAATTTACGTGTAATGCCGCGTGGGTCTTGAACTACAGCCTCTACGGAATCGTCATTAATAATGCGGAACTCACGACCGTGAATTACTAAGCGTGTACCAGCATTGGGGCGTGTCAGGACAAAATCACCTTCTTGACAATACGCTCCAGTTGGAAAACGCTCTGGGTCTTTATAGCAATCTGGTCCCATCTTGACCACAAAAAGAACTGTGGTTAGAAGTTCGTCATGCCGACGAGTTTCGTCTGATTTAAGGATGCCACTATCAAAAGCTTCTTCTGCTTCTGGGATTGCGCACAAAATGCGATATCCTTTTGGCTCGGGAAGTTGTTTGGCTTTCTCTTCTGCTTCTCTCATTACTGCTCGTAAGTCAATCGCTTGACTTAAATCTACTACCGTTTGGTCACTCATCGGAGTTCTCCATAGTTTTATTAAGGTCAGTTATAAAGTTTCGTGCGGCAAAGAGACCTTTTACTTCTCCGCATACTTTTTTGTAGTCTTCAATCGTCTTACAGTTGTCGTCTGCTAAGCTTTCTTGAAGTTGCAAAATCCGTTCATCTAGTTGTCGTACTATATGACTTAAAGCCTGGTGGGCATCCATTATTTAGCTTTCTCCTTTGGTTTAGTCTCAGTTTGTTTTGTAGCTAATTCTTTTTGCGCTTCTGTTTGCATTTTTGCAACGTCCTTAAGATGTTGATTTTGCTCACGTTGTTTGCCTACATCAATAGCCAATTTTGCGCCTTCAAGCGTATGGTCGGCTATCTCTTTGCGCTTAGCAAGTGATGCTTGGATTGCCATCTTAGCTCCTTCAGTTTCTTGTTGGGCGGCAATCCGTTTTGCTTCAAGTTGAATCTGCTGCATCTTAAGCTGGAAGTCATCTTGGTCTTTCTTAGACTTGCGTTGCTGTTCAGCCATCTTGATCTGCAGTTCTTGTTGTTGCAGTTGGATGATTGGGTCTTGAGCTTGTTGTTGCGCTTGTTGCTGTTGAGCTTGTTGTTGGTTTTGCATTAACAGTTTTTGTGCAGCTTGTGCCATCAACGGAGATAACTGAGCTTCCATTTCTGGAGTCATATTAAGATCCTGCTCGCCTTCCATATGAGTATCGTGCTGTGCTGGTAAAGGCATGCCCATTTGTTGACTAATTTGATTGCGATATTCAAACCCAATATGCTCATTAACGTGAGACATCATAGCCTGCATTAATTGCTGAGCCATTGGATTGTTAGCTAAAAGAGCTTGAATCTTAGGGTCTTGTATAGCAGCCATATGCACTTGAATGTGGGCTGGATGGTTTTGGTGAGCAAACGCCTTGACAGGCTTCATCA